AAAGAAACAACTTTATATAAAATACAAACAAATGGATGAATATAATTCCATTGAAGATAATTCAGATATGGAGTCAATGACTAGTGGAGAACAATCTGGTATAGCATCTGGAGCATCTTTAATGACAGCAGACAAACGTGCTAATATATACGAATTTATTAATCAGTTTGAAGAAAAGAAAAGAGAAAAGAAAAAACCTAAAGCAGTTTCTAAGAAAAAAGATGATGCTATCTTAGAACTATCCCCCCTTACTTCCTTTATGAGAGCTAGTGTATGAAGATTGCTTTGATAACTGACACTCACTTCGGCGCCAGAAATGATAGTCTCTTATTTTTAGAATTTTTCCGTAAGTTTTATGATAATGTATTTTTTCCTACCTTGAAAGAAAGAGGAATAACAGAAGTTATCCATTTGGGTGATGTTGTTGACAGAAGGAAATTCATCAACTACAAAACTCTCAATTCGATGAAGGATATATTATTCTATCCTCTCAAAGAAATGGGTGCTAATATCAAAGTTATTATTGGCAATCATGATATCTACTACAAGAACACTCTCAAAGTAAATTCGATGGAAGAATTGACAAAGGGAATGGATCATGTTTCTGTATATACTGACCCCTGCGAAGTAGCTCTAACAAAAGACCATAAGGTATTATTTGTGCCTTGGATATGTGCTGATAATGAAGATGAAACCAAAGAACTTATCGAAAAGACACGAACTAAAGTAGCATTTGGTCATTTACAAATAGAAGGAATGGAACAACATAAAGGTTCTTTTGCGATTGAAGGACATTCGATGTCAATGTTCAAAGCCTTCCAAAAAGTATTTTCTGGACACTTCCATCATCGTTCTACTACTGGAAATGTTACATATCTTGGAAATCCTTATGAAATTACATGGAGTGATTATAATGACAAGAGGGGATTCCACATTTACGATACTGAAACGATGGAAACGGAGTTTATAGAAAATCCATATTCAATGTTTCATAAGATATATTACAATGATGAAAAAAATGATTATGGTGATTTTTCAAGATACGAAGATACTTATGTTAAAATAATTATTGAAAATAAAAATAATAATTATATGTTTGAAACTTTGATGGATAAGTTGATTGCTGCTGGTACAAGTAATATTTCAGTAGTAGACAATCTTTTTGATATTGAAGAGTTAGGAGATGATATAGATGGTATCGAAGATGTTGAGGATACTATGAGTGTAATCAAAAATTGTGTAGATGGATTACAAATAGAGAATAAGAATGATTTAAATAAATTGATGCAAGACCTTTATGGAGAGGCATTGACAATGGAGGTAGTCTAATGTCGATGTCAAGACAAGCGAGAAGAAAAGCGAAAAGGTTAGAGCAAAAAGGTAATTCTGGTACAGAAACTAAAAAAAATACTGTACCAATGATGCAGGAATTGAATATAAACTTGTTGCAGCCTTGGTCTGTTCCTGTAATGCACACGGTGTTACCACCGAATATTTTAAATCCAATGATTAGATTAACGGATAAGTTAGTTGATGATAGCGAAACTCCAAATCATGGAAAAAAACTTGTTGGACAAATAGAAAAAGAATTGACCATTAATCAAGAAGATTTGGAAAGAATTGAGGTATCTGAATTTTTTCATGAGATAACTAAACAATTTGCAATTATTTGTCAATGTCAAAAATATCCACGAAATGCTGATGCTATCAGAAAAGAAACTTGGTTGTCTGAAATATTAGAAACTTGGGTTGTTTCACAACAACCAGGCGAATACAATCCCTTACATATGCACGCTAACTGTTTAATATCTGCTGTAATGTATTTAAAAGTTCCGAAATTTAAACCATCTTTAAAAGACCACAGAGTTAATGATGCTGGTAGTATTATTTTTACATCAAATGTGGGCCCAGACACAGAACTTTCACAACCAGTACTTTCAGTACAACCTTCTGTTGGTGATTTTTTTATTTTCGGAGCTAATCAATTACACGCGGTCAATCCATATCATTGTGATGAGGGCGATCCAGAGAGAAGAAGTGTTTCTTTCAATGCTATATTTAAGTCTGAGAAACTTTTTGAACAACAGAAAAAAGAGTATCTAGAAGGAAATCATGAATAGAAGAGATAGAAGACAAGCAGAAAGAAATGCTAAAAAATCAAATAATGAAAAATCACATGAACTACCGATACATTTAATACAACCTTGGGCCGTTCCTATAATTCATTCAAAATTACCACCAGAAATACTACAGACAATGATTGAGATTTCCGATGATGTTATTGCTGATAAAAACTCAATAAGTCATGGAGGATATCTTGCTGGTCAAATCGATACGGAATTGAGAGTACCACATGAAAAATTGAACGAAGTTGGAGCTATGAATTTTTTTCTAGATTTATGTAACCATTTTGTAAAAGTTGTAAAGGGACAACAATATCCTTATGATGCTGAAAAAATTCAAGCTGAAAAACTTTTTATACAGATGTTGACAATGTGGATTGTTTCCCAAAAACCAAATGAATATAATCCTATTCATATTCATACAGAATGTCAAATTTCTTGTGTGATGTATCTCAAAATTCCAAAATTTGAATCATCTAAAAAAACACATCGAAGTCAGGATGATGGTTCTATTACTTTTGTATCAAATTCACCAAAAGATCCAGAATTTGGTGCTACTTCAATATCAATTAGACCTATGCTTGGTGATATTTTTATATTTAGTGCTCACCAACAACATCTTGTATATCCATATAGATGTTCCGAAGGCGATCCAGAAAGAAGAAGTGTTTCTTTTAATGCTGTATTTGAAACTGAAACATCGAGAAAATCTAGACTAGCGGGGGAATCCAAACACCCAATGGAAAATCCTATAAAAGTAATGTAATTAAAGAAAGGATACAATGACAAATTATTCTGCAGATGAAGAAGAACGAAAACGAGACAGAGAAAACAAAAGGAAAAGGAAAAAATTCATGACGAATTATCATAGTGATTCTGTTAAAATTGGGGAATCCACAAAACATTCTTATAATGTTATCATCGATGATGAACAATTTTTACAATTAGCGAAGAAAGCCGCAAAAAATGATGTTACCTTCAATCAAATGGTAAATCTTACTCTTCTAAAAAACCTCAAAGACGATGATGATTATCAATTTGAGAATCCCCCACAACTTTTAAATGAAGGTTAGATGATAATTTTTAAAAAAATCTCTTGGAGCAATTTTCTAAGCACAGGAGATGTACCTACAACTGTTTTTTTCGATAGGTCGCCCACAACTCTTATTATCGGTGAAAATGGTTCGGGAAAATCGACAATCCTTGATGCGCTTACTTTTGTGCTGTTTGGTAAAGCTTTTCGTAATATCAATAAATCTCAATTAGTAAATACCATTAACGAAAAAGGATTGTTGGTTACAATTGAATTTTCAATCGGTAATAAAAATTTTACTGTTCGTAGGGGAGTCAAACCAAATATATTTGAAGTATTACAAGATGGAAAGATGATTGACCAATTGGCAAACAATCGTGATTATCAAGAGTATTTGGAAAAGGTAATTCTTAAACTAAACTATAAGTCATTTACTCAGATTGTTGTTTTAGGTAGTTCCACATTTGAACCATTCATGCAATTAAAACAATCGGACAGGAGAACGATAGTAGAGGATTTGCTTGACATTCAAATTTTTTCCTCTATGAATTCTTTACTCAAAGTGAAAAATTCTGAGTTAAAAACAACTATATCAGACAATGAACATAAAAGAGAGTTGAATGTATCGAAGACAAAGCTGCAAAAAAATTATATTGAAAGACTTACAGAAGACAATCAATCAGATATTCTAAAAAAACAAACAGATGTTTCTACTTTTGAAGATCAAAAAACACTTGCTATAGAGTCTCTTACGACATACCACAATGAGATACAGTCGTTAAGCGATAAACTTATAACAGAAGATAAGGTTCAAACAAAAAAATCTGAGTTTTCCAATCTTCAAAATCAAATTGAAGTTAAGTTGAAGCATGACCAGAAAGAAGTTAAGTTTTATGAAAAAAATTCTACTTGTTCTACTTGTAAGCAACACATAGATGATGAATTTAAGAAAGAAAAAATTACTAGTCTCTCTACAAATATCGAAGAAAAAGAACAGGGATTAGGAAAAATAACAACCGAAATAGAACAACTGAAAATACAGATTGAAGAATTTCGTAATATTGGAAAACAGATTTCGGAAAAAAATAGTCAGTTAGCCGCAACTAAATCAAAAATTGAAGCATTAGACAATAACATTGACAGGGCGAAAAAAGACATCAATGAATTGAAAAACAAAAAAGAACTTGACAATTCAGAACTAAATGTGTTACAATTATTAGAGAGTGAATTAATAGAGCTAGAAAAGGATTACGAAGAACAATGTAACATCAAGCAACTCTATGGATATGCGCATGAACTCTTGAGAGATTCGGGAATAAAGACCAAGATTATCCGTCAGTATGTTCCCATAATTAACAAATATGTTAACAAATATTTGAATGAACTTGAATTTCTAATCAACTTTTCTATTGATGAGAATTTCAATGAAACAATACGTTCTCAGTATCGTGATGAATTTTCATATTCTTCTTTTTCAGAAGGCGAAAAAATGAGAATCGATTTAGCATTATTGTTTACTTGGAGAATGGTTGCTAAACTCAAAAATAGTGTTAATACAAATCTTTTGATTTTGGATGAGGTATTCGATTCATCTTTGGATGCTGATGGTACAGAAGCTTTTTTGAAAATACTGAATTCTCTTGATGAAAAAACAAATGTGTTTGTCATATCACATAAAGGAGAGATTCTTTATGATAAATTTCGTTCAACAATTAAGTTCATAAAAGAAAAACAATTTAGTCGAATAGAGGCTGGATAAGGATAAATGATTTCATTTACCGAAAAAGCGGTTGATAAAATTTTAAGTATTATGAATGAACAAAAAGTGACCGATGATACTAGAGTAAGGGTTGGAGTTAAGGGTGGTGGTTGTTCTGGTTTTACTTATACAGTAGATTTTGATAGCAGAAAAGGTAAATTTGATTTAGAGTTTGAATCATTTGGCCTTAATGTTTTGGTGGATAAGAAAAGTCATCTTTACATTAAGGGAACAGAAATAGATTGGTCAGATGACTTGAATGATCGTGGATTAAAATTTAACAATCCTTCAGCAAAGGGTTCATGTGGATGTAAAACTTCTTTTATGTATGACAATACAGAAAATGTAAATGTTAAAGAACCAACTTGGATGTAAAGAAAGATAAAAATGAACGATTTAGTATGTGAATTAGTGAAAGAGGATGACCCTTTTTTGAGGGAAGTTCCAGAAGAATTTGATTTTGATAGTCCTCAAGTTGATGCTGAGAAATTATCTAAACAGATTTATTCAAATATGATACACCATAGAGGGGTTGGTTTATCAGCAAATCAAATCAGAATACCTCTCAAGGTTTTTGGATTTATGATGGAAAATAAAGTAATCATAGCATTCAATCCAAAAATATTACAAATGAGCAAGGAAACTTCTTATGTTAACGAAGGGTGTTTGTCATTTCCTGGCTTATATTTTCCTGTTATTCGTTCAGAATCTATTGCTATACAATATCAAATTTTTGATGGAAATCATGAAGCTGGAAGCTTGATTGGATTACCATCGATAATTTATCAGCATGAATCGGAACATATGAATGGAGAACTTTTTACTAAAAACGCAACAAAATATAAGATGAGACAAGCAACAAAAAAACGGAATAAATATTTAAATAAAATCAATAAAAGGAGAACAAATGGCTAAAAGAAAAAAAACAATTGGAGATGAATTAGATCAAATAGTGGAAGAGGCTGAACTTGATGAATTGGAATCATCGAAAACAGAACCAGAAGAATTACCAAGATTTTCAACTGACGCAGAAGCAGGATTTGTAGATGATACGAAAGAAGAAAACGAAAAATCAGATATTAGGGAAATTGCTAGAAAAGCGGTAATTGAAAAAGGTATTGACCCTACTGAACAACGTATAACCGATTATATTGAAAGATTTAATCTCGCTTAATTATAAAGGAATAAAATGGCGGAAGCTAAAGGTATAAAAGAAACTAAAGAAGTAATGGAGTTTATTTTTTCATTCGTAGACGCGATTGGAAAAGCAAAAGCGGATGACAAATTTTCTTGGACAGATGCTAGATATTTCATTGACCCTGTTAAAAAATTATTTGAAGCAGTTGATAATATCGAAGAAGTCATTCCAGAAATTACGGACATTGACGATGAAGAATACGATGAGTTAGTCGCTTATGTCAGGGAAAAATGGGATTATGACGAAGAAAATTTAGAATGGATTGTCGATACTGCAATAGAAGCAGGAAGAAGTATTCTAACACTAGTTTCTATGTCTGACAAAAAAGCATAATGACAATAAATAAAACTATCAATAGATATTGGCGTGACTGGGCTGCATTGGTCTATCTCTTCCTATGTGTCTGTGATTTTTTTATAGGGCCTATGGTCTGGAATATCAAAATGGATAATTATTGTAATATGATGGTTGCCAAAGACTTGGTGTGTGATGCGAGCAGATGGATTCCCCTCACTTTAGAGGGGGGTGCTGTATTTCACATCTCATTTGGAGCAATACTAAGTGCAACCGCTTGGAAGAAAAAAGAGGAATTGGAAGTTCATAATAATAGGTCTGATACTACTAGCGTTTAATGGATGTGCAAAGAGTAAAGTTGACCAAAATAATGATCTAGGTAGTGGTGATAAATCCAATCTACCAGTTTCATTAGATTTACTCATTGAACACGCAGAATATTGTGAAACCATTTACGATAGTGGTGGTGATCAAAAAGATGAAGTTGCATTTGAAGTCAAACAAGATAATGGGATAACCATTATTGTTATTAGAGGTACTGCAAATACAGAGAACGTACAATCCGATATTGATGTACGTTTAGTAACAGATGATGACTTAGGAATACGCCTTCACAAAGGATTTAGAGATGCTTCTGTAATAGTCATGTCAAGTATAGATAATACATTTTTGAATAATGCAAAAAAATATACAATTGAACATACAGTACATATTACAGGACATAGTTTGGGTGGCGCGATTTCTCAAATCATAGGAATGTGGTTACACAAAAGAGGTCACAATGTTCAAATTTTTTCTTACGGAAGCCCAAAAGTCAGTAATGAAGTTTTGTCTGGTGGACAACCCACTCATTGGCGTGTGGTTCGTCTTAGCGATCCTATCCCTTTTACTCCTATGTGGCCTTATGCTCACACAGGACTTTTCATAGATAGTCAAACTCTGGAATGGGGCCCAGATAACGATAATGGATTAATTTCTGAAACGGATGGGTTGACCCATTCAATTTTAAAATATGTAACTACGTTGAAGGAACAGTTATAAAATGGCAAGTGATGTTAAAATTTTGAAAATGATTACAGGCGAAGAAGTCATGGCAAGGATTACAAATAGTGGTGGATTAATTACTCTTGATCATCCAATGATGCTTCAAGCAATTCCGCAACAAACAACAGGACAAATGGGGGTTGCTCTTATTCCATGGCTCATGTCAGGAAAGAGTACCAAATTAACAATATCCGAAGATCATGTTATCGCACTAGATGATCCTCAAGATCAAGCAGAAAAAAATTATCTCGCTCAAGTGACAGGGCTCACACTTTAATGTATAAACCTCTTCCAGATTGGGTAACAATCAAATCTTCCCCAATTGAAGGATTGGGATTATTTGCAACCGAAAGAATTCCTGCTAACACTATAATAGGGAGAATTCATGTTCCAAATGAAAAAGAAGAAGATGGTTATTTTAGAACACCTCTTGGTGGTTTCGGTAATCACTCTGATGATCCTAATTGTACAAAATTGGTAA